GCATTTAATAAACAATACGGAAATGAATTCGTTTCATCTTCTAATTTATTATTAGATCCAATAGATATGAAGAAGATGCGTAAGCGTATGAAAAAATACGTCTCGCATGAATTTGACGAATTTGATTATATTGGCATAGACGTTAAAGATGATTTAACATGGGATCCAGATTTTGACATTGATACATGCAGGGAAACCGGAAACTTCTGGGTATTTTCAGTAGACATTGCTGAAGGTAATGGAGGTGATTATTCAGTGATCAATATATTTAAAATAGATGCAATGAATAAGCAGGAAATAGAGAATGTTTTGAATCCAGGTGCAATGTATGATTTTTTTAAATTTAATCAAGTCGCCGTATTCAGATCTAACGAACATGTTATTGAAGATTTTGCAAAAGTATTATATACTTTATCATGTGATATATTCAATTCAGAGAACGTAAAAATGGTTATAGAATACAACACATATGGTACAATTTTATTCCAGTACTTAGGCACTGTATTTCCACAGAGAAACGATTATGACGAAGAGATGGTGGTTAGATTTAAACATAGACATGATAGTAAAACATTAAAACCAGGAATAAAATTAAAATCAGATAATAAAGCGGTGTTCTGTCAGAATTTTGCTAAATTATATAAGATAAATAGATTAGATTTGACGGATGAAGCAACAATAGTAGAAGCCAGTTTGTTTGGTACTCTTAGGAACGGAAGTTACGGAGCTCAAATGGGGAACGATGATACAATAATGACAGCCATTACTGCAACTGAATTCTTTAATACAACAGACTACGCAGATTACGTTGAAGAACTCTTAGACGTCATCGAACCAGACATACACGAGACAATGGAAAAGATACTATTTAAGGATAATGATCAAGCCGGAGATCTACAGTTTGATATTTATGATCTCCTTAAATAAATTTACAGAATAGAATCGGATATATAATAAAAGAACAAAAAAATAAACTAGAAAAATTATGGCATTAAGTCCTCAATTACAACAGTTCAAAAGCTCAGGCGTATATCGCTTAGAGTTTGACAAATCACAAACTGTTAACATCCCAGCTGAAACTATTAGATTAGTTGTAGGTAGATCTAAAAAAGGTCCTTACAATACTCCAGTATTCATCGAAGACGTTGAACAGTTTAAACAAGTTTTTGGCGGTGTAGATAAATCGTTGGAGAAACTAGGTATGTTTTTCCACAGATCTGCAATCGAAACTCTTTCAAGAGGCCCAATCTTAGCATTAAATTTAACTGAAGCAGATGCTGAAGATCGCGTAGCGGTTGTATCTCCTTCAACTAATTCAGGTGAAGAAGGCGGAAAGCACATTGACTTGTCAGTACAATACAGTACAGTTTTCGATACAGATAAATTCTGGACGCCAGCTGACTATAAATTATTAGCAACAGCAGGTAACACTGATGAAACTTCTAATAACGCTATTTCATTTGCAAATATCAAGCAAGATCCAATTACTATTATTGTTAGACAAGCTGCTAACACTAGTGGTTTTGAATTAACTGCTAGAGAATGGTACGGAGAAGCAAACATTCCAGAAGGAATCGAAGAATTAGAATACGTATCTGATTACATGGTAGATGTAATGATCTTCAAAGGTAAATTTGATTCGGCATTATTAAACAACGACCCAACTTATGGTGAAATGTTTGAGAACGCTGGTCTTATAAGATCTGAGCTTTCAAAATTTGCTGCTTTGAGAGAAGTAACATTATTAGCATCATATACTGGATCACTTATTCCTGACTTTATGGACAATGAAGGTCGTCAATTATACATTGAGACTTTAATTAATCTTGAAGCAAGAAGAACTGGTTTATTCTGTGCTATCAACGAAGATGCATTAGAAAGAATAGATTTAGTAGGTAATAATTTTAATATCTACCAAGACTATCAAGTACTTTCACACAGAGTTGATCAAACAGTAACAAGCACTGATACGGCAGTAAATGCAGTAGTATCAGTTGTTCCTGAAGGATTATTAATAGAAGGTATTACAGTTTCAGAAATACAAGCAGCTCCTTATAGCATTACTTATGGTGTAAATCCTAAGTTTTTAAATTCTTCAGTATCTGAAGAATGGTTAGAAGTTACTAGTATTATAGGAGCAGGTACAGCAGACGCTGTTACAGGTATTCAACCTAACTGTATTATTCAAACAACACAAGGTACATTTGATAAACCATCACATGAATCATTTGATGGAGATTCACTAAACGTAACTCCAGCAACATGGACATCAGGTGATGTAACATTAACTGTTGATGTTGATGGTGCATTAATCATCTCTAAAAACTGGGCACACGTAAATGACTTACAAGGTGCATTAATTCCAGGTAATTTCTTATCAAGTGCATCTAACGGTGAATTTGTTAAAATTGCAGGTATTGACCCAGCATACGGTCTTAACGGAGATCAACTTAGAATTGCACCTGAAGGTGGAGAGGCATTTGCTTCATCATATGACGGTTTAGTAGTTTCAGCTTTACAACCTTATGTAAGAAAAGCATCTACTTCAATCAACGTATCTACTATCAATCCAAATGACAGAGCGGTGATGTTCCCATCTACTGCAACAGCATGGGGATTTGAAGATCAAGACGCTGGTAAATTCACGTTCTCATATACTGGAACAGAAGTTACACCACATGTATGGTCAGATATTAAAGTTGGAATGTATGTTCCAGTAAAAGGCGGTAAATTAGCTAAGATTAAAAGAAAAGTTAAAATCGTAGATGGAACAACTACTAAGTATGAATTCCAAATTTCTAGACACATTGAAGATGAAAGACCTGGATATGCCCTTAAAAGGTACGAAGAGTCTACTGATCTTTATACAATGATGCCATTAAGCGGAGCAACACATACTGCTAAGACTATTAAAGAATTATTAACAGCAATCAAACCAGGTACAGGTCTAGGTAATGCTCTTATAGACAGAGACAATATTACATTCAGATACTTAGTTGATACATTTGGATCACTAGAAGGTGGTACTATCTTAAACAAAGAAGAATTAACTCAGGTTTGTAAAGATAGACAAAATGCATCTGCTATATTAAATGCACCGATGGTTAAAGAATTGAAGAAGTCAACAAACCCTTCATTCTTAAGAGTTGCCGGAGATTCAATGGTATTTGATGTAAACACAGTTGCAACTGGTGGTAATTTAGATTTAAACCCATCATTATTGTATACTCTTCCTTCAATTAACGAAGGTGCAAACTACGGATTCTATTATGGTCCTGGTTTAAATGTAATGGAGAATGGTAAAGTATTGGTGATTCCACCAGCTGCTTACGTATCTAACAACTACATTGATAAGTATACAAGTGCATTACCATGGTCAATCATAGCAGGACCTAGAAGAGGTGTTGTAGGTGGTACAGGTGTACAAGGTTTAGAATTTGCATTCGATAAGAATGACAGAGACGTACTTGAGCCATTTGGTTATAACCCAATCGTATTCGAAAGAGGAGTTGGTCTTACAATTAAAGGTAATAAAACTGCACAACAAGGAATTCAATCAGCATTATCTTCTGCACACGTAAGAGAAGCAATGATCTACATCGAAGATGGTTTAGCTGAGATATTGAAAGCGTACTTGTTCGAGTTTAATACTGCTCAAACTAGATTAGAAATTAAAACTTTAGCAGACAACTTCATGGAGTCAGTTAAGAAAGATCAAGGTGTTTACGATTATAGAAACATCATGGACGGAACTAACAACACTAACGAAGTTATAGACAACAACATGGGTATTTTAGATACTTACGTTGAACCAGTTAAAGGTCTTGAAATCTTAGTATCAAGAGTAACAATCTTGAATACAGGAGAGATCGCAACAGGTAACTTTGCATAAGAAACATAGATATATAAAATAAACAAAGATAAAATTATGGCTTTACCACATTATTCAGAGGATCAAACTCAAAAGAAAGGTAGAAATTTTGAAGCTGTTCAGGCTAACCTGTTCGAAGTAACAATCTTGCCACCAGACGGTGTGTCCGGACAAGGTATGTTATTACAGCATATAAACTCTATCTCAGGACTAGATACTCTACACAGAGAAGTAGCTGCGGTTGAACAAAAGTACAAATTCGCTACCAGATCATTTGCTGGTATGCCTGATGGTACTGCGATCGACGTAACGGTTAACTTTACATTAAACCTAAACGATTCTAACCAAGCGTACTTATATAAGACTATAAGACAATGGTACAGAGCTCAATATAATCCAGAAACTGGAGAAATGGGTCTGAAAAAGAATTACGTAGGTACGATAGTAGTTGTACAATTTAACAGAGAAGGAGACATTTACAGAAAGGTAACACTTGATGACTGTTTCATTACTTCTGGAGTTGGTTTCACAGGTGAATTAAACTATGAAACTGCCGATCCACAAGCATTAGAGATCACATGGAGATCTGATGTATGGGCTGAAGAATTAAACTAAGACAATTTAAAGGAGAAGATGCTTCTGTATCTTCTCCTTTTATTTTGATCAGAAAATATATTATATTATTAACATAACAAGATATTATGAATAACAACAAGTTAACCAAAAAGCTTCAAGTGCTTCTAACAGAGTCAGAAGTACGAGAGGTTAATCGGGTTATTTTAAACGAGGCTTTAGATACAGAAACCAGACCAGTCTCAATAAGTGCCTGGATCAGAGATTTAATTCAAATAGAACTCGCTAATAAAACACCCGATCAAAAATCAATTTTAAAAGATAAAATTAAAAACCTAAAAGACAAATAACATGAGTGACGAACAAAACAAAAAAGAAGAACAAGCTGCAAAAATTTTAGCAGCGAAAGACGCTGTTAATAGACCTTCGCAGCCTGCAGGACAAGAAACTGTTTCTTCCATGGAAGCTGCTATCGATGATAACGGTTTAGGTAAAGTTAATATGGGAGCATTTGTGCCTCCAAAAGCTGCACCTTCAGACGAATTATTAGGATGGCACGTTGAAGACAAGAATAATTTACCTTCTTCAGGTAAGTTTTACCCTGCTGATACTGTTATCAAGATAAGATCTGCTAAGGCTAAGGAGATCAGACACTTCTCAACTATGGATGATAATAACTATATCGACATGGAAGAAAAGCTTAACCACGTAGTCGAGAGCTGCTGTCAGATAACATCCGGAGACAAAAGATTATCTTATAAAGATATTTTAGAAGAGGATAGAATTATTCTTCTTTTGAGTATTAGAGATCTAACTTTCCCTGAACCAGAAAATAAACTTATCCTAAAGGGTAAAACTAAAAAGTCTAAGAAAACTGTAGAGATTGAATTATCCGCAAAAAACTTAGTACCTTCTGTAATTGAACCTGAAATAGAAAAATATTATAACTCTGCAGAAAGAATTTATATTATTCAAACTAAATCAGCAGGTGAGATCAGAATGAAACCACCAACAATTGGTGTTATGCAAGATGTAACAGATTATTTAAAAGATCGTAATGAAAAAGAGATTGAATTGGATAAAGCGTTTATTCAAGTATTACCATATATCGTAGGAGATTGGAGAGGATTATCTCTTCCTAAGATATTCCAATTGGAAGTTGATTACAAAGGATGGGATGATAGAAAGTTTATGGTAATTTATAGACTAGCAGAAAAAATGAGAATCGGTGTACAAACCGAGCTTGAAACGGAATTCGACGGTGAGGTTGCAACGGCCCCTCTTGACTTCCCAGGTGGCATCAAAAGTCTTTTCATTATTTCAGATCTC